AGACGGTACGGAATGGGTGACGATACCCAAGGCGATGTACTCCTGTAACCCGAAGCGCAACTGGATATATAATGACTTCGTGAAGCCTGCAAGGGAGGGCCTGCTGGCGAAGTTCAGGGCGTTCATCAAAGCACTGCCGAAGGATAACCCCTACCTGGAGCCTGCGTACTTGGAGAACCTGATGCGGGCAGACAAGGTGACAGTGCAGCGTCTCGTCTATGGAAACTTTGAATATGAGGATGACCCTGCCGTGCTCTTTGACTTTGACGCGCTCCGTGACCTGTTCTATAACGAGCATATAGAAGAGGTAGGAGGCAAGAGCTGTTCCGCTGACTTGGCCATGAAAGGACATGACCACTTTGTCATAGGTTCATGGACGGGTAACGTCTGTAAGATAGTCCTCGACAAAGACTACTCCACTGGCAGGGAGATAGAGCGTGACCTGAAGAATGTTATGCTGAGAGAGGCCATCCCCCGCTCCCTGACTATTGTCGATGCAGACGGCATGGGTGCATACTTGGAGAGCTATCTCGAAGGTATCAAGGAGTTTCACGGTGGCAACCCTCCCCTTGACAAACGCTATCAGAATCTCAGAGCAGAGTGTTACTTCAAACTGGCAGAGCTGGTCAATGGCCGACGGTTGAGAGTCATCTGCAACGAGGCACAGCGGGAGCGTATCATTGACGAGCTGGGAGCGTTGAAACAGGCCCACATAGATAATGATGTAGGCAAGCTGGACGTCATCAAGAAGGATGAATGGAAGAAGCTGCTGGGCGGCAAATCGCCCGACTATGCCGATATGCTGATGATGGCTATGTACTTCCGTAGAACGAAAGTAACGGCTGGCGCACAGGTCTCAGTGCAGGTGAGACGTACTGAATAGCAGAGTTCAGTAAACGAATGAGCAAATAAGAGGATACCACCCAAAATAAGACTAATTTTGAAGATGAAAAGTAAGAAGTATAGAAGAATGGCTGACGAGAAATGCACCTATAAGCAGTTCCTCATGCTCTACCCTTATGCTGACAAGGGCGTGCAGGAGGACTTGGTGCTGCGTCTGAAGGATCAGCCACGACCCGCGAAATTGTGCGGGAAAGACGTACCTCAAGACCTCAATGCGCTCAGCTATGGCACGCTGGATGACATTCGCTCGGCGGCTGATGCAAAGGACATCGTAGGGGAGTGTGCGAAGATTCTGTTAGGCATAGAGCCTGACCAGCTGTTTGACGAGGACGTTAACGATGTCTTCGGATTCCTGAACTTTGTCACGAAGGAGCTGGAGCGTATCAACAAGCTCTTTGCCTCCATCAAGGTCAACTACAGCAAGGAGGAGATTGCCGCCGGCATCAAGACGCTGGACTTCGGCAGCTTCGGTGTCCTTGACTGGTATGCGAAGCGTATGGGTATCACCAACCAGAACGAGGTGCGCGAGGTGGCATGGGTGCGCATCTACCGCTGCATGTATAATGATGCAATGAGCAATAACTATGAGAGGAAGCTCTCTCAGCAATATATGAAGAAGAAGTAATATGGCAACGAGGAGAGTACAGCAGAAACCGCAGAAGAAGGAGACCCCTATCTGGGAGGGCCACCATTGCCGTGACTGCGCGAAGGTGGAGATAGTGACGAAGTTCAACACTCTGAGCTTGAAGGGTGAGCCGACGCTTGGCCGCTGCCCTCATGTCACCAACCGCAGTGTGCTACTTTCCGAGGATGCCTGTAAGAACTACCAAACCAAGACAATATGCAACTGATAAAACCTTCTGTAGAACTATGGCCGTGCCCGGATGACTGGCAGGAACAGGTGGCGAGAGCCGCACGTCTCTGCTATGCCTCTGAGGGAGGGCAGAAAAGCGCAGACGATTTCTGCGATATGTTGGTGAAGCGTGGCCACATTTCGATGTTCCGTCATGCCTCACGGTATTTCATCATCGAGACCAACCCGACACCAGAGGAGGCCAAGGGTGGTATGCTCGCTACGACCATCGGCGCGTATATCCCGAACTGGCTGCTGCAGGTGCTGTCGAACACCCCCTATGCTGCCATCGCATGGTATAAGAAGAAGGGGGCTGGCAGGGTGTACTTCATATCGACCAACCAGCAGTACCTCATGGATATGCTGAGGGTGAAGCTGCTGCTGGAGCCTTACGAGGTGACGCTGACTGACTATGTGGCCAAGGCTAACGAGCTGAGATATAAGACAGCCCTTGCTCTTATCCGTTACACCGTCTGCGTGACGACGCAAATCAGCACATCGAGGGAGCTTAACCGCACGTCACCCAATGCCATCGCCGAGCAGAGCACCCGCTATGTGAACTTCGGCAAGAAAGGCGGCATCACCATCTGTCTGCCCCACTGGTACAAAGAAGCAGGGTGGAAGAAACGCCTCTTTGCCCGTGTCGGCTGGAAGGTCGCCGAGTGGTGGTATATGCTCTCACTGAAGATGGGCCTGCTGGCACAGGATGCAAGAGGCTTCCTGCCGCTGGACGCTGCCACCCGCGTATGCTATACCTATAATGTCAGGGAGTGGAAGGCCATCATGCGCCTGCGTCTGCTGGGAGCCACTGGCAAGCCACACCCCAATGCTCAGATAGCTGCTCAGATGATTCACGATGTCATCCTGCCTGAAATGGCCAGGCACGGTGGCAATAACCCCGAATTGGTATGAAGGACGCGAACACACTGATACAGCAGGCCGCTGACTTCATCAAGACCATGCAGGAGGATGAAGGGCTGCAGAAGGAACTGCGGGAGCGGAAGATCGAGCGGACGAAGGCAATGAAGATTCTCCACCGCTTGCAGAAATACCGCAGGGGAGGCATCGACTTCAAGAGTATTGGTTACACCAACAAAGAGATAGGCTGGGCTATTGACGTAGCCATCCGTGAATTTAGAAAACTGAATCTGTTATGAGTGACCTGAAGAAGATAGAACGGCACGGCACCGTAGAGAAGAAGATTCACAGCGTCGTCGATAGCATGGGCGCTGATGTGGAGTATATGTTTATGAACTGGGCACAGGCGAATGAGGCCATCGACGATGTGGAGAAGCCTACCGTGGTCTATATCCTGCCCCCTGCTGGCTCCCTGTTCTTTGAATGGGCGAGGGTGAAAGACAGGCCGGAGGCACAGATAGCCTTTGTCGCTCCCACTGACTTCGACTTCGAGGGTGAGGCCAACGATGACATCATCGAGCAGATGAAGCGGCTGTGCGTGAAGTTCGTGAAGGCGTATAATGACAGCGGACTCTTTGAGCCGATAGAGGGTAAGCTGCCATACCAGGTGCTGTATGACCACCTCGACCATAACGTGACAGGAATCGTCATCGAGCCGACGATCAAGGAAGAGGACGGTATCATCATCTGTGAGGACGAGGTGAGGGCCGAAGATGAATTTGAGGAGGAGCAGGAGCAACAGGAAGAAGTGACACCTTGATTCTGAAACGGCTGGATAATGAGCAAAGTGTAAAATAAGGAGTGCTGACAAAATGGAAGTAATTCGTGCGTTAGTCGTCAAACACCTTCAGAGCATACAGAAGGGTATCGCTGAGAACATGGAGAAACAGAGAAGGACTGCCTCTGGCCGTTCTGTGGCCTCCTTGCGTATCGAGGAGGATGCGAACAACGCCGAGGCCATCCGCTTCTTTCTCACTGGCGGCGCACAATGGGCGGTCATGCAGCAAGGTCGAGGCCCGGGCAAGGTGCCTCATAACTTCTCTGAGATTATCAGGGAATGGATAGTGAAGAAAGGCATCAGCTATAGCAATGCTTCTGGAAAGACACCTGAGAAGAAGCTGAACAGCCTGAGCTACGCCATCGCCTACTCGATAATGAAGAAAGGCACGGTGCTGCACAGAAACCACGGCTACAATGACATCTTCGACACCTTGCTCAGGGAAGAGACGGAGAAGCTGGCCAACGAGTCGGCAGGAATCATGGAGTTAGACATTGACAAGATAAACGATAGCAATAATGAGAACAGTTAGCCTTTCAGGAGGTGGCCTTACGGGCAGTGCCTCTATACCCGATGCAGTGGTCTATGCCTTCAACCAGAACTATGTGGAGCTGGCGGTAGGAACCTATACTGGCATCCTGAAACTTGCGGTGAGCGACGCCATCAACAGCTTTGAGATTGATGTGTCGGTGCTCAACGGTGGCGCGAAGTGCTTTATCTCCCGCCTCTTGCAGCTGCTATTCACGAACTACGTCACCACGCGGTCAAAGACCGTCATCATATCCATCAAGACCAATGAGGGCGTGACGATGGGTAGCGGTAGCTGCCTCGTTCTGTGGGCCGCTGTGGAGGCAGGGATGGAATACGGCTACTACCTACCCATCACCTCTGACATCTACGGTGGCGGTGCACGGAAGCGTGAGATTATTTGGTTTACGGCCTTTCCGTTCACCGTGTCGGTGTTCAGCAATGCCAGCGGTATCTCTGAGGTGACGCCCGCCAATGTCTCTGACGCGAACATCAGGCTCATACAGAACAGCGAGAAGGTGGGTAAGTACCTCCGTTGGATAGACTGCTACGGCTTCATCCAGTATTTCCTCTTTGCCTTGGGAACGAGGCAGTCGAAGAACAAGCTGGGGAGTACCAGCATCGATGCGGAGTACACGGTGAATGGTGTCACCCATTATGCACAGCGGGCCACCCACGTACAGAACACCGACACCATCAAATGCTGTGCGGTGAATCTGAGGAAGGAGATACTGGCGTATGTGGAGACTATCTACAAGTCGCCGCATATCGAGCTTTACATGGGAAACAACGTGTGGAAGCCTGTCAATATCGATGACGGCACGGTAAGCATCAATGAGCAGGACAGACTCTACGACTACGAAATTTCCATTACTCTGCCTGACACACAAGTACAGACGATATGATTTACGACGAATACAAGAAGCTGAGAGTCGGTGACACCTGTGTCATCATCAGGACTGGAGAGCCGGGGAAGGTGCTGAACATCAACCGCGAAAGAGACTCCATCCAGGTACAGGCGAAACGCTACGGCATGGGAATGACAAAAGAGTGGTACAACTATACATATTTGGCAAAGATATGAAGACATGGCTCATCATCGCAGGGGTATTGGCCCTGCTCACACTTTGGCTGACGTTGCGCTTCGTGCTCATCGCCATTATCTGGTATGCTGACGACCTCAGACGTAAAGGAAAGCTGAAGAAATGAAGGAAGAACTATACATCTACACCTCAGACACGACGAGGGAGCTGCTGGATATTCCCTCACCGAGTGGGATAACGCTGAAATGGGAGAATAACCTTTTCGGCGATATTAGCAAGCTGTCGTGTTCGCACAGCTACACGTTCAAGCTGCCACTCACCCAGCGTAATATCCGCTTGCTGGATTTGGCCAATGACATTCGCCACCGCTCAATGATGGTCAGGATCAAGGTAAAAGCCGAGTTCTACATCAACGGCGTGTGCCTCTGTCCTAACGCTAACCTCTATGTGTCGGAGGTCAGCGACACGGCTTTCTCCTGCGTGATGACATGGAAGGTGCTCAAAGCCTTTGAGACGCTGAAGACCAGCTCGCTCAACCTCAATGAGCTGCCGTCGGTGGGAAACTTCACATGGAAGGACGGCGACGATTCGCTTGTCTATGGCTACCCCACCGATACGCTGAAGAATACAGACAATATCCTCTATCCTGCATACGACCCCGGACTGCCTTACGAGGAAGGAACGCCACCGAAGCCTGTGGTGCCTGTGTACCGTCTTATTCAGATGATAAACGCCCATTTCGGCGTGAAGTTCGACATAGGCCGTGCGCTGCTCAGTGGCATGGGAACGCTGCCAGCAGCTAACTTCAACAACAAGAATTTCTATGGCCACTGCGTCTATGATGACTTCGTGACCTACGGCGTGATACCTATTACAGGTATTGCTCCATTCCTGGCAGGGAGATATAACGCTGCCGGCATACCTTTCGTGAACCTCACAGGCATCAAGGACGGCTCGCTGCATCAGGAAGGTGCATACAGACGCTTCACCAAGGAGGATGACAATACGAAGTCATGGAGGGAGAATCAGCGCTGGCGTGCCTACGACGTGACAGAGGTGCACCACTGGGGCGGCATGGCTGCTGTTGCCACACCTCCCGATGGCAGGGTGTACCGCTGGAACAGGTATATCGGCATGGAGGGCTTCAATGCCACTGCCAATGAAGGTAACCTGTCGGAGGAGTTTGTGGAGCAGCTGAATATGTGGAAGAGTTCTTCCAACAATGGCGTCTGGAGTGGCCGCTACCGTGGCTACGATGTGCATTACGCCAAGCGGACGATAGAGTACGGTTTCCACACGCCTCAGACGGGCAGACTCACCTACTATGCCCTGAAGCTGACGGCACAGTGTACTATCAAAGGCACGGCATCCATCGTGGTGAGCAAGGCTGCGGTGACTGCTGGCCGCACCTCTGCACCTGAATACTGGTGGATATACCTTGTGGAGGCAAAGAAGGATGAAGAAGGTGTAGTGACCCTTGACAAGCTCTCTGACGAGGGCGAGGAATGGGTAGGATTGCGCTCTGTAAGACGTGAGGAGACCAACACAGACTACATCTACTACTTTGACTTCGGCGTGGAGTATGAGCAAAGAAAGCTGACGGTTGAAGCTGCCGAGGATGATAGCCTTGGCATACTGCTGTGGTCAGGTTATGAGTACACGCCGCCTTCGGATGATACCGTTGACCTCGCTACGAGGATGGGCGGTGCTGAGAACGTGCAGAAATACTATGACTTCCCGGAACATGACTTCAACGATACCTTTAGCGAGGGCGACGTGCTCTTCCAGCAGATAAACATCGCCTCGGTGGAGCCGAGCGTGGAGTATGCCTCTGAGCTGCCTGTCGATATGGATATTGTCGGCAATCTCCCTCAGATTTCGTGCTTCGACTTTATGAAGAGCGTGTTCTACATGAACGGAGCCATCCCCAGGGTGGAGAAAGACGGTGAGACGATCGTCGCTATGTATTACAACCAACTGCGTGACCGTATGCTGGCAGGACAGGCCCTCGACTGGTCAGACAAGCTCATTGAGAAGAGTTCTCAGGCTAAGATGTCGAAATACGAAAGCTCGAACTTCGGCCAAAAGAATTACTTTGAAATGGCCTACAGCAAGAAAGACAAGAAGGAGAGTGAGTTGGCTGACGAGTTCGATGTCTATGGTGACGGCTACGGAATCGTCGGCATCAATGACTCCCTGCTGGATGAAGAGAAGTCGCTGTTTCAGTCGAAGTTCTATCCCGGACTGCGGCAAGATATTGGCTATCCCAATGTCTCTACTGGCCGCACGACGAAAATCTGGGACGGTGAGAAGAACCTGCAGACGGAGGTAAACCCAATCTATGGCTTCCTGAACTTCAGGGCCTTGGATTCGTCTTTCGAGTGTACGTCGGACAGCGACAAACGCCCGATGATTAAGGACAACGGCGTAGGCTTCTGTCATATCAGGATGAACACCTTCGAGCCGTTTGACGCTATCGACGAGCTGTTTGGCTACCTTGCTGACATCTTGGAGAACTACGTCTATGTGAAGGAGCAGATGCGATTGACGGAGATAGACCTGCAGAACTTCGACGAGTCCATGCCCGTGTACCTGAATAAGTACAATTCTTTCTTTGCCGTGAGCACGATACAGCGAGACAAGGAGGGCATCAGCACCGTGGAGCTGATACAGCTGCCTCACTCTGTACCCACCTATAAGACACCAGTGGATAACAGCATCGTGGACGCTATCTCATACGGCTATGTCATCGGCGGTACGCTGATTTCATTCGAGCTGAACCTGAATAGGACGTACACCTCCAACCGCTGTCCGCTGTGCTACGACCTCTTTGTGAACGGTGGCTATGAGACATGGCCCACGACATACAACACCCTGACTGAGCCTGTCACGGTTAACGGCGCATATCTCTCCCGCTTCGTCTATCCGTATAATGACAAGTGGGACGGCAACCCCTACACCCTGCGTTTCTTCGTGCCTCAGACGGTCAGCTACACGGTGACGAAGAAACGTGGCTTTGATACGGTCTATACCCAGCAGCTGACGGCGGTACTGAGAGTGTACTATGATGACGAGCTGCTGGAGCCGGGATGGCACACCAAGACCTTCACCAAGGAAGAGGATGGCCAGTACCATATATTCAAGTTCGCCTTTGACGTGTATAACAGGGAAGAGGAGCTGCTGGAGAAATACCGTAAGAAGCTCTACTATTTCGTCTATGCACCTGACACCTCTGTCATTACAGACGACTACGGCGATGACCATGAGGGCGACACCAGCGAGAAGGTGAATACGGTAAAGGTCACAGGTGCGCAGTACCTCTCTGACCTTACGGCACAGGAGTACACGCTGGAGTTCGGCCCTGACTATGCCACCGTCCATGAGGATAGCGTGGAGGTGACGGCGAATGTCGGTAGTGACGTGCTGACGATTAGCAACGTCACCACTGCCGGCTTCACCTTGCAGGCTGTTGCTCTCCCTGAACAGGAGCAGGTGGTGACGCTGACGATCAGGGTTACACTGGAGGATGACAGCACGTTTGATAGCACACATACGGTGAGGATTATCAAGCCGTCGGTGGCCTTCAACGGTAAGACCGAGATAGAGGCCGTCAACGGCAAAGGCTCTGCTGCCTATACCCTCTCTACGAGGCCCACAGCGAAGCCGTTCACTATCACCAGCATCACCTCAGACAATCAGAATGTGACAGTCAGTTCGGTAACGGGCGACGGCTTCACCCTTGCTGTTGACGGCATTTCCGCTGACACCACGGCCACTATTACTGCCGTGTTGGTGGTGGATGGCCAGACGGTGACAGGCACGATGGAGGTAACGGTGAAGATGAAGGATGCCTGGTCACTCGACCTGTTGGACGAGGCAGGCGCTCTTATCGTTGACATAAACGGTATGTTCTACACCGAGAACGAGTGGAAGAACTCAGGGAATGTCAATAGCGATGCGGAGGGCGTGGCTGTTTCTGATGGTGAGCACCGTTTCATCATTACCAAGAAAGAATGTGGCAGCGGTGCCGTCGGTGGCTATCGAGAGACTGGCATGACTCCAACGGCCACAGGCTATGTCATCACCTCCGAGGGAACGCTGGTGCCCGGGCAGTTTACGACCGAGAGCGAGGAAACGGCATTCACTGACTTCAACGGCCTTGCGAACACCAACGCCATATTAGCCACCATTACCGATACTGACATAAAGGTACTGCGCGAGAGTCAGCAGTTCCCGACTGGCAGGCAGGCATACCTTGGTACGGTGGGTGAGTTCAAGGTTATCAGCACAAAGCGCCCACTCATTCAAAACCTGCTGGAGGCTATCGGGGCAACACCTATGGACTTCAGTAATTCCAACTGGAATGACTACCTGACCTCTACCCAGTTCAACGACAAGCGGGAGTGGTTCTTCTACTTCGGCACTGATAACAAGGCCCACTATGACACGAAGAACCACAAGGGTAAAATCCGTGCCTTTGGCCAGATCAGTCAGTCGCAGTCCGTTGACAAGGGAACGATAGACATTGACGGTGACGAGGAGCTGACGGCAACAGGTGGCAGCGTGACGGCCAACTATACGCTGAATGTCTCTCCATCCAATGCTACGGTGGCCGAGGTGTCGGTGACATCGAGCAGCGACGAGGTGACTATCTCCAATGTCAGCAGCTCCGGCTTCCGTCTGTCTGCTACTGGTGTCACTACGGACATTACGACGGTTCTCACCGTTAAGGCTCGCGTGAACGGCCTCATTGTCTCTGACCAGCTGACAGTCACGATAAAGGGTGAGGTCGTGGTGAACTACGACAGGCTGGATGAAGAGAAGGTGCTTATCCTTGCAACTGACTACTCGCTTTATACCGCCGAGGAATGGGCGTTGTCGGGTAAGACAAGTGAGCAGGCCGAGGGTGTGGCCGTGTCCGATGGCACACACCGCTTCATCATTGCCAAGCAGGACCTTGAAGAAAGGGTGTACTTCGGTGGTGCCTACTTCTACATCGACGGCTTGACCTCGGGCATCAACTACAACGGCGAAGAAAACACGCTGTTGCTGATTGCTGCCATCGACCGTGCCGATATGTACTACAAGGAGCAGCCGTATAGTGCAGCAGCTTTGGCAAGAGCTGCCGATGCGTTCCCATCTGAAAAGGCTGGCTACCTCGGCTCTGCTGGAGAGTGGAAGATGGTCACGGCTAACCTTGCTGCGGTACAGGCGTGTCTCGCTGCCATCGGCACCGCTCTCTACCAGGCAGGCAGTGATGGCTACTGGACTTCCTGCATCTACGGTGGTAACAAGCAGAACGCGGCCCTGTGGGGTAGTGACAACAGAAGCGCCTACTACTGGTATGCCTACGAATACTACGAGGGCTACGATTTGAAGGTGAACAGCGGCGTCGGCTACTGCTCCCGCTTCTACAGCAGAAAGAGAGTTCGTCCATTCAGAAAATTCTAAACCATTCACGATATGTCAGATACAAGGGTTAAAATCATAGACATTCAAGTAAGGTACGAGAAGGCCGTGGCTGGTATCGCTCAGTACCGACAGGCTATCGCCGATGCTATTGCCTTTCAGAAGGAGTTGAAGCAACAGCTGAAAGACGGACAGATTACGCAGGACGAGTACAACCGTAATATGTCTGCCTCACAGGTGTATATTCAGCAGCAGGGCGATGCACTGAGAACGCTCACCAGCCAAGTGAACAACCAGATAAAGGTGCAGAAGGAGCAGGAGGGTAGCCTTAAATCCCTCCGCTCCCAGCTTGCATCTGCCAAGGCATCCTACGAGGCGATGGGTAAGGCTGAGCGAGAGTCTGCCGCTGGCAAGCAGCTGCAGGAGAAGATTGCCGGACTCAATGCTGAGATTACCAAGGTGACGAGGAACCAGCAGCTACAGGAGGGCAGCATCAAGAAACTGCGTGCTGAGCTTTCCAATGCCAAGTCCGAGTATGAGGGAATGTCGAAGGCTGAGAGGGAGAGTGCCAGAGGCCGTGACTTGCAGAATAAGATTGCTGACCTGAACAAGCAGATAAAGGACTGCACGAACAATGTGAAAGTGCAGGAGGGTAGTCTTGTGGACTTGCGGAAGAAACTCTCTGAGGCCACCAAGGAGTACGATGCCATGGGAAGGGCTGAGCGTGAATCTGCCAAGGGTAAGGAGTTGAAGGCCAAAATCAATGACATCACCACTGAGCTGAAAGCAGCCGAAATGGAGACACAGCGTTTCTACAGGAACGTCGGTAACTACAAGGACGCTGCAGCTGGACTGGAGAACCTCAAGACAAAGGTTGTCGGGCTGGGTAAGGCGATGGTTACTGCCTTTGCCGGCGGCTCGATGATGGCTTTCTCCAAGGACGTGCTACAGGTGACGCGAGACTTTGAGGACGCTATGGCCCGTGTGCGTGCCGTCACCAATGCCTCTGCTGAAGACTTGCGGCTGATGACCGAGGAAGCACGAAAGATGGGTAGAGAGACGATCTACCATGCTACTGACGCTGCACAGGCTTTGGAGAACCTGTCACGCGGTGGCTTCAATGCCAATGAGGCTACCCTTGCCCTGAGTAAGACGCTGCAGCTGGCACAGGCCAATGCCATCAGCCTTGACGAGGCCAGTGATATTATGATTCGCACGATGCGCGGCTTCAAGCTGCCTATCAGCGAGGAGGAAATGGTACACGCCAATGATGTGCTGTCAAAGACCGCTGCATCGTCGGCAACGAATATCCTGGAGTTGGCCGAGGCCCTGAAGAACGCTGCCCCCTTCGGCACCTCTCTGAAACAGAGCATCGAGGAGGTGAACGCTGCCCTTGGCGTCCTTGCTGACGTTGGTGTGCGTGGCTCCGATGCTGGTACTGCCCTGCGAATGGTCATCCTGGGCCTCTCTACATCTACGGCTAAGCAGCAGAAGGTGTTCAAGGAGTTCGGTATCGACATCAGTCAGGCAAGCCTCGAAGCCGAGGGCCTGACAAAGACCCTGCTACGATTGAAGGAGAGTGGTATCATGGACGCTGCCGACTCTGCCTCCAAACTGGCTGACGTGTTCGGCAGACGATGCACACCGCAGGTCATGGCCTTGGTGGGTAACATCGACCGTTTGGATGAAAAGCTGGTCAGCCTCGGTGGAAAATGGAAGACCTTTGACGAGGCTACTGCGCTGTCTGAATACCTGAACGTGCCAGTGAGCCAGCTCAATGCCTCCTTCAATATCCTTGCTCAGAACAGCATCACAGGCACGGCAGCTGTCGAAGGTGTAAAGAGTGCTGTTGCCGGATTGTCACGCGAGGCTCAGAATGGTGGAGGCGTTTTCAAGCAATTTGGCGTGGAGTTCACTTCTGCCTCTCTGAAAGCTGAGGGCCTTATTGGAACGTTGAACAGACTGAAAGAAGGTGGCATCCTCGAAACTGAGGACGGCACGAAAGCCCTTGCGCAAGTATTTGGTGATACGGCTGTGCCAGCTATTCAGCTGATGATTCAGAATGTGGGCGACCTCAGAAACGCTTACATCGACCTCGAAAACGCTGATGTGGCCGGAACGACAGAGCGAATGTTTGAACAGTCATACAGCGACGTGTCGAAAGCTATCTTCACCCTGTCATCTGCTTGGGAGTCGTTTAAGATTTCCCTTGGCCAGAGTGGTAGCGATTTGCTCATTGCTCCGCTAAAGGCCCTGACTGGCTTGGTTCATTTCCTGGAGCATAACCTTGCAGGCACCTTGCGCTTGGTTATCTCACTGATTGCAGGTATCAGCTTCACGAAGCTGCTGAATCATGCAAAGTTGTCTTTCTCCGAGATTCGCACGTCTGCCATCACCAATGCAGAAGAGGCAACGGCAAAGAAGAAGGCCCTCGATAGGGAGTATGCCACACTGCAAAAGGCTAATGCCCGTGACATGAAAGCCTTGCAGAAAGCCTCGGGTACTGAGGAGGTGCAGCTGAAAGCGCGTACCCTTGACCAAAAGCGTAGGCTTGAAGAGCTGGAGAAAGCACGGACTAAGGCTGCTTTGACTGAAACACAGGCTTGGCACAAGGCCGCTGCTATGAATACTGGCAGCTCATGGAAAACAGGAATGATGGTAGCAAGGACGGCTGTTCAGGGGTTTGTCACTGCATCTAAGACGGCTCTCCGTAGTTTTGCTTTGACGGCGGTAATTACGTTAGCAATAGACGCTATCATGTCTCTTGTCAGCTGGCTAAAGAGCGCTGCATCTGCAACAGAAAAACTGTCTGCAACACAGTTAGCAGTCAGTGACGCTAACAAGAAAGCATCTGAGAGCTGTGCAGAGGAAATTTCCAAACTGAGACAGCTGTATGATGCTACACAGGACGTTACTCTGAGCGAGGAAAAACGTAGGGAAGCAGCAGAAAAGTTGAAGAGTCTTTATCCTGAAATCTTCAATGGGCTTTCTACTGAAGCAATTCTTGCTGGTGAAGCAGCTGGTAAATACAATGACCTTGCTGACGCTATCCTTCGGGCTGCAAAGGCAGAGGCTTACAAGCAGAAGATAACGGACATTCAGAAGGAAATTATCGATCAGCAGCAGATAATTGATGACAATACTAAGTGGATGGAGGATCACCAGGCAGAATATGATGAAGCCAGAGCGCAAGATAATATGAGAAGAACAAGTAACCCTCGAAATGCGGTTACATCAGGCGGTTCTGTCGCTCCTCAGATTTTTTATGAAAATATGTCCGCTTCTGCAAATGCCGACCCTGTACTTAGACAATACGGAAATAAGAACAGGGAGAAAGAACTGGCAGAGAAATTGGTTGAGGAAAAGAATCAGACAATCACCTATCTTGAAGGTCAGATAAACAAGATGAATGGGCCTGCTCCTGGTTCGGGTGGTGGTGAAGACACTCCTACTCCTACCTATAGCGCAGACGTTCAGGCCCACTTCAAGGCATGGCAGGACGCGAAGAAAGAGTACCAGCGTCTCATTGCTGACCAGAACGCCACCACTGAGCAAGTGCTGGCCGCAAGAAAGGCGATGAATGACCGTCTTTCTGAGTACCAAGACCTGACAGGCACCAAGGGCGGTAGAGGTGGAGGTGGTGGTAGCAGCAGGCAAACCCCAGCACAACGTCAGGCTGAGTTAGAGCGTAAAGCCCTCGAAGAGGCTGAGAAGGCTATGCTTGACCTGATGAAGGACACTGCCGCTAAACGCCGTCAACAGCTGGAGCAGCGTTATGACTCTGAAATCCGTAGGCTCCGTGTTCAGCTGGCCACTGAAAAGAATCTGACTGAGACTGCCAGGGGTGCTATTGAGAAAGCCATCATTGCCAAGGAGCAGAAGAAGAACGAGGAACTGGCAAAGCTCGACGAGAAGGAGCTGGAGCGTCAGGTACAGGATCAGCAGAAGCTCATTCAGTCTCGCCTCTCTGTAGTGATGAAAGGCTCTCATGCTGAAATGGAGCTGAAGAAGCAACAGAATGACCAGAAAGCACAGCTTGACCTCATTGCCCTGCGCCGTGAGGAAGAGAACCGTGTGGCCGATGCGGAAGAGAAGAAGCGCATAGCCGATGCCGCTGCACAGGAGCAGTTGGACGCTGCCATTGCTCAGTATGGTGCTGAGTCTGAGGCAGCAGCACAGGCACAGGCCGCTCTCCTTGCCATCCAGCAGGAGGGAGCCGATGCCATCCTTGCCGTGAAAGCTGAATATGCCGAGCGTGCTACCAACATCGAGGAAGCTGCCCGCCGTCAAAACCTCATCCTTGAACAGCAGTACCAGCAGCAGCTTGCCAGCGAGAGACAGCAGGCTTTGATGAATCAGATTGCTGAGCTGGAGGCATGGGAGAGTGCAAGGCAGGCCCGCGAAATGGAAAATGCCGATGACTGGGTAGAGCAGCAGCTTGGCATAGAGCAGATGCGCCTCGATGTGGTCAATGACAGCGAGCTTGCCATCCTTGCCGTGCGCCAAAATGCGGCTAACCAGAAATATGAGGACATCGTGCGTCAGGGCCAGCTTGAAGGTGAGACCGAACAGCAGTACAACACCCGCCGCATACAGGCTGAGAAAGAGAAGTTCGCCGCTATGGAGAAGTTCCGCTCTGCTGACCTGAAAAACAGAAAGGCTTACTACCAGTCCATGAGGACGCTCACCAACAGCCTCGTCACCCTTGCCAACGCTCTTGCTGACAACAACGAGGCAATGGTCAGACTGAGCGAGATTATCACGCTGGCACAGATTGCCATTGATACAGGTCGTGCTCTGTCGGGTGGTATTGCCTCCGCTGCATCCCTGCCTTATCCTGCCAACCTCGCCGCTATCGCTACGACGGTGGCCACGGTGCTTGCCAATATCGCTTCTGCTATCAGCACGGTAAAGCAGGCCAACCAGCAGATTGACAGCATTCAGTCGGCAAAGGCCAGCGGCAACAAGTATGCAACTGGTGGTAAGGTAACAGGTGCCGGCACTGGCACGTCTGACTCCATCCCTGCTATGCTGAGTAACGGTGAGTATGTGATGACCGCCAAGGCCACGAAGCTATACGAGCCGCTGCTTGAAGCCATGAACAAGGTCGGTCAGGGAGTGCCACCGATGCAGGCCAGCTATGCCTACAGAGACTACACTATGCCTACGGAGGAGCTGAAAGAAGGCTTCCGTGAGGCAGCGCAGGAGATACACCCTGTTGTCTCTGTTGTGGAGATAGCCGAGGCCCAGCGGAAGGTTGACATCATCGAGAGTCTCGACAACCTGTAAGGAAGAAAGAAAACCATTATTCACGTTATTATGACCAGATACGAATTATTCCAGGCAAACAAGTCTCTTATCGAGGCTTTGGTAGACAACATCATCGACATCAAGGACGTTAAGTACCTTCCACTTGTTGCTGAATACAAGGAAATGAAGGCGAAGCACCACAAGGTCGGTTACATCGTTTACCATCTTAGTGAGAAATACCAGATGTCCGAGCGAGGAATCTACAAGCTCATTGACAGAATGACAAAAAGGGTGAAGCTATGAGGTATATCAACACTATCAAGGAGAGCCGCCTTATCTTCGGCGACAACCTGCAGGTGATGGATGACCTGCCAGCGTACAGCATCGACCTCATTGTGACTGACCCGCCGTATTGCTTCAGCAAACACAATGGCAAGCTGGAGAGAGGGGAGAATGAGAAGTGCCACAGCAACACCTCCCTCTATGATTATAACGATGATACGGGGGAGTGCAGGATCAAGGTGCAGTTTACCAAGGCCGACATCTACAAGTGGCTGGATATGACACCCCGGCTGATGAAGAAGATGAACGCCTACATTTTCTGCTGTGAGGACCAGATACCGTACTATGCGGAGTGGGCGGTGGAGCACGGTTACAAGTTCTCTCTGCTCGTATGGGAGAAGCCGCTGGGTATCATCAACAAGAAGCGGTTTGCCCAAAATGCTGAGTTCATAGTCCGCATCTATGAGCTTGGCACAGGACTGAACGCGATGGATGACAGCGAAATGTATAGCCGCATCCTTCATGCTCAGGCTGTGAGAAAGAAGCTGACACCCACACAGAAGCCTTGCGAGATTATGGAGCGATTCATCCGGCTTTCTACTCGGGAAGGGGGCGTAGTGCTTGACCCCTTCCTGGGTAGTGGCACAACGGCTGTCGCTGCTCAAAGGCTGGGGCGTAAGTACATCGGCATAGAGAATAATGAGAAGTTCTACGCTGTTGCTGAGAATCGGCTGAAGGGTGAGCCAATACAGGCGTCATTCTTTTAGCGACGTGATGGTGTAGCCTGACCCTCCACCATATTCGCCATCTTTGTCAAAGAGCCTAAGAACGTCTCCAGTGATAAGGAAGTATTCGCCAAAGGAGCTTTCGGTGTCATAGTATTTGCTGCCGTCTTTCCTCAGTGCCACAATCTTTTCGCCACCAGCTTCGTGGTTTTCCTTGAAGAAGAGCTTGCTGCCTTTTTTGTAGATGAAAAGCCGCGAGTCAACTTGTGGTGAAATGTTTGATGTAAGGCGCCAAAGTCCTATGACCTCTACTGAATCAGACAGAGGGTAGAAGATGTTATAGAACTTCTTGACCAAAGCAAGAGTCTTGTCAGTCTCCTTACCTTTGAAAATAGAGTATTCCTGTCCGATGTAGTAGATGTCTTTGGGTACGAATCCAAAGAGGGAGTCTGCGATATGGTTTTCTTCGTCTGTGAACGAAAGGGCTTTCCTGACCCATGACCGATAACCGTCCGAAGACGATCCGTTTTTCACGAAGTCGTTAGTGCTTTTCAGCCAAACAATTTGGTCGAAGCATTCTTTACTGACCTTGTAGAGAACAGAGTCAGGACGTGCCTCCTTGACTTCTTTTTGTTCAGTCTGGTTGCTCTTTGAAGAGCATGAGAAACACAGGGCCACCGTAAACAAAACGGTAATACAGATAAGCAGCTTTTTCATACCTCAGTCAATTTTTCTGCAAAGGTAGTAAATTTAGGCGAATATTGTTGCGCAAGTGATAAATTTAACACAAGCTAACTGAAAATAAAAGTTGGTAATGTTGCGTGTTTGATTATTTCTTTGTACCTTTGTAGTGCAATATAAGATAAACCCTTCAAAACTTCAGAATTATGAACAAACAAACTTTCATCGACGAACATCTGGCACTTGCTAATGAACTCATTAAGGCAAAGAGAGCTTTTGATAGTGGCTCGCTTTCAGAACTTGGTTTCAGACTGGTGCTTATCGGAGCCAAAGAAAAGGCTCTGTCTTACACTCAGGGATTTGCAGTAAGTGAGGACGGCGACGAGACGGACGAACTGATTGAACTGGACGAGTGTGACCGTGAGACATACGCTGACTACCTCAATGACTTCGTGAAGATTGACATGGAGGACGTAAGGCTTGGTGGTAGCAGTAGCTTCCTGATTGCTTTCGTTGGAGAGTACATCTATTATGAGTATATCCTGCGAAATCTTTAACATCAGCTAACCAAAATAAAAGGTGGTAAACTTGCGTATATGATTATTTCTTGCTACCTTTGTAGTGTAAATAAGATAATAATTCACCTTCAAAACTTAGACATCATGGCAAAGAAATTTTTCAGCATTGAAGTAAGAAGCGAAGCCACAGGCGAAATCGCTGACATCATCACCAGTAACCAACTGAAGGACGTTGAGACCTTCGAGGAGATTCAGGACTATGTAATAAAGCTGGCCAACGAGAAGAAATGTCGTGGCAGTATTAGCAATGAATACGGCTCACGGGTGCTGGACTACAATTATAGCCCATCCTGCGAGAACAACATCTGCTTCTGCTGGAGCAGCGAAGAGCTTCTTAACGACTTTATAGCCGCCCATCCTGAGAGACCAAAGCCAAAGACAATACTGGAGCAGTACAATGAGTTGAAGGCCCTGCATCCAGACGCTTTGCTCCTGTTCCGTTGTGGTGACTTCTACGAGACCTACGAGCAGGACGCTGTGGAGTCTGCCCGAATACTGGGAATCACCCTCACCTACAGAAACACGAAAGACCACAAGAGGCACGATACAAAGGACGCGATGGCCGGATTCCCTCACCATGCCCTCGACACCTATCTCCCGAAGCTCATACGGGCGGGCAGACGAGTGGCCATCTGTGACCCATTGGAAGACCCGAAGAAAACGAAGAAGCTGGCGAAGCGTTGTATCACAGAGCTTGTGTCTCCTGCTGTGGTGAATCAGTAATTAGGCTGTGCGCCCAGGTTCGAGCCTTGGGCACCAACAATCCCCTCATTAGGGACGGGTGGTTTTATCCGCATTTTCGGTAGCACCTTTGAAGTTGCTTTCCACCCCGAAACAAAAAAGGAACTTGAAAGCGATGCGCGACTACTACGCGGGCAAGTGGGGCGTTGTAACGGCCAGACGGGTAACATTGGGCGATAAAGGAAAGCGCACCATTTAATGGGTTATTCACGAACAAACAGAGAAGATTATGAGTAAATGGATTTTCCAAGACATCAAGGACATTCAGGCGAAGCACCTGCCGAAGATCGTGCTTACTGAATCCAATGCAGAGTTTGAGAGACTGCGGGAGCAATACTACGCTGCCCTGCGGAAGAAGGTCACTCCTGAGATATACGTCCGCTATGAACTATGGACGTGCGACATCTACGTTGATGTGGACTACATCATTGTGCAGACGTTGGCCATCTACAAGAAACAGGTGACCAGAAAGCAGGTGACGGAGTGGATAGAGCAGAATAAGGAGCCGCACCATTACCTGACATAGAGGCCGGACGCATAGGGGTGGACGATTCAGCCGCCCCTTCTTTTTGTCCTGTCTCAGACAAAATTTGTGGATATGACGAAAAAACAAGGCGTAAAATTTGCGCATTTGATAAAATTTGCTTACCTTTGTAGTGTCAAATAAGATTTATACTTCAAAACTTCGAGATTATGAGTAAAGTTTACGAGAACACAGCACGTCGTATCGTGGCTTTCAGCGATGACGGCTATTACAAGCTGATTGCCCAGAGAAGGGCTATTCAGACTGAACGGCATGGCCACACGGCCTATGCTGGCTCCTATTGGACGCTTGACACCTACAGGCGCGAAGGTATTAGCTTCGTTCCTTACTCTTTCGCTGGCCTGCCTGGTCGCTTTGGCAAGAAGCAGGAGATTATAGACGCACTCGCTAAGTCGGTGAGATTCACACAAGCATATAAGGAGCTGGCAGCATGAACATCTTTACAGACAATCCGGATTTCTACCCCACCCCTAACGCAGTCATCGAGCAGATGATGATGGGTGAGGACATTATAGGTAAGACCATACTGGAGCCGTCGGCAGGTAAGGGCAATATCGTTGACTGGCTGAAAAAGAATGGCGCTGGTGAGGTCATTGCCTGTGAGAATGACCCGAATATTCGCAAGCTGCTGGATGGCAAGTGTGAGGTGATAGCAAATGACTTCCTGACCGTCACACCTGACATGGTGAGCCATGTGCAGCATATCGTTATGAATCCACCGTTTAGCAAAGGAGCTGAGCATATCCTCCATGCCTATGAGATAGCCCCTCCGGGCTGTATCATTACCGCCCTCTGCAACTCTGAGACCATCAACGGCTACAGTCGTTATGACAAGAATCAGCGTTTGTGTGAGCTGATAGAGAACGAGGGCAGGGAAGAAAGCCTTGGCTCTGTCTTTGAACAGGACGCTGAGAGACGGACGCGCTGCCGTGTGAGCCTTGTCAAGCTCTATAAGCATGGTGAGGGTGCAGACGAGTTTGCTGGGTATTTCTTCGCCGGCTATGACGAGGATAGTGCCAACGCCAACGAGCGCGAGGGCATCATGCCCTATAACTTCATCAGAGAACTGGTCAACCGCTACGTTTCTGCTGTGAAGATGTTTGACGAGGTGATGGCCGCAACAGAGAGAATCAATGAGGCAGCAACCTACGTTGAATATGAGGACGTGGTGAAAACCAATGGCGAGCCAGGCAAGCGCAAGGTGGAATATGGCTACCTGCCTGTCAGGTTTAAGGCTGTCAGCAGCGACGATCGAGCCACTACCGTCACACATTCCTCATACCGCAAGGCCCTGCAGAAATACTACTGGCGCATCATCTTTGACA